AGCGCAACGGCAAGAAATGACTACGATCGCAACGGACGGCCACACGATGGCCGCTGATGGCATGACGACCTCTGGCGGAACGATCTTCGGTCGCAACGCGGTCAAGGTTCACCAGCTTAGCGACGGGCGCTTGGTCGGCATCTCTGGGTGTGCTTACTACGGCCCGCTGTTTCTGGAATACCTAGAGGGCAAATCAGAGCTTCCCGAACTCGGCGAGGATTTCGAGGCGCTTGTCTTGGATCTCGACGGCACCTGCAAAAGCTACGACCACAAGGCGCGGATGCTCGAAGAGGAGCTGCCCACGGCAAGCGGGTCAGGGCGCGAGATTGCGCTTGGAGCGATGGCCGTAGGTGCAACACCTGAAGAAGCTGTGAAAGCAGCCTGTGAGCGCGACATGGCGACCGGCGGCAAGATTACCGTTCTAACGCTCCCGCGCAAGCTGCGCCGCGTAGCATAGCAAAGCTCCGCGTGTTCGCGGACGATGTAATCGAGGACTGAGGAGGCGCAAGTGAGAGGATTGCGCCTTGGGCTGAGCATGACGGGTGGCGGACCATCGTTCGACTATTACATTGACAGCGTAAACGGGTCCGACTCGAACAGCGGGACGTCACTGACGACCGCTAAGCAGACGCTGAACGGCCCAACCTACGCAGACAACAAGCGGCTCGCGCTGGTTGCCGGCAGCACCTGGCGAGAGGGCCTGAACAAGTCGAATACCGGCCTGATGTTCAGCAATGCTGGATCGGGTGAAATGCCGCTGATCGATGGGTCCGACGTGGCGACGGGCTGGACCGCCCACGCGACCTTAACGGACGTATGGGAGAAGTCGTGGACGCATGACGCGACCGGTACGAACCGTCTCACGATCTACAAAGACAATTCACTCCTGACCCGCGTTGCCGACGCGGCGACGTGCAGCGCGACACCAAACTCGTTCGTGGACGTGAAGGGTTCATCGGGCGCCACGGTCACGCTCCAGATCAATGTCGGATCCGGGGCCAATCCGACCAGCTTTACGATCGAAGCGAGCAAGCGGCTCAATGTCCTTACGCTAACCGGAAACAACGCTTCTGTTTCGGGCATCCACACCCGCCGCGCGATCGACAATAACGGCTCTCTCGACAACCTGAACACCACAGGATCGAGCGTTTCCCGAATCCTCGCGGAGGACGGCACCAAGCACAACCTCGCGATCGGGCCGGGAACGGCAACGGATTGCGTGGCCTACCACAGCGACCCGCCGACGAGTTACGAGACCTCGAACACGATGTTCGTGTCCTACAAGGACGTGAACACGTCCGGCTCGGCCACGTTTACCCGTTGCTTCGCGGTGGACCGTGCTCCGGTTGCGGGCCTGGTCGGTTTCTATGCTCACGGCGCATCGCCGCCCAACGACTACATTTCGAGCGCCACTTACGATCAGTGCGCGGTGAGCGGCGTCTATTCAGGCTTCTCGGGCCTGACGATGACCCGCACCATCACCAACTGCTACAGCAAGAAAACGCCTGGGCCGATTGGCGGAAACATGGGGACGCTGACGGTGCTCCGCTCCGTGTTCGACATGTCGGATCCAGGAAACGGGCTGTTCGCGCAGATCAACCCGACCAAGTTGACAGCGGCAGCGGCCCTCAATGTCGAGTTTGTCGATTGCATCTTCTACAGCGCTTCGGCGAACGGGGTCGAAATGTTCCGCTTCGGCGGGACCGAAAGTGTCACGTTTACGAATTGCATCTTCTATTCGGGCACGGCCAACCGTCCGAAGGTCATCAATTCCTCGGCTGTCGCCATCGCGCTGACGTGCAACGGGTGCATCTTCTACGGTCCCGGCAACTGGATGCTCGATGTTTCGACGGCGTACACGAGCTATACCGGCGACAACAACGTCTTCTACAATCCTTCGGGAAGCGTGGCGCTGCGCTATCACGGGACGGTTATCACCGACATCGCGACATGGCGTTCAAATACGGGGCAGGACGCTCACAGCGTGATTGGTAATCCAGGCTTCTCGGGAACGGTCGCCAACGGTGACTTCAGGCTGACGGCGGGCGGCAATGCGGCGCTCATAAATTCCGGTGTTCAGAACCATTGGGACTGGAATGCGCGGGCGATTGCCAGCGGGCCTCCTAGTGCATGGCCGGTAATCCCTGAAACGCTGGCGGATGCGAAGATCTATCTCGCCAACCCGTCCGGGTGGAGCTTCTAGGGAAACAAACATGGCAACACTGACCACTGTGTCGGCAATGTTACGCGATCTCGCCAATAACACGCATGATCCTGCATAGCCCTCTAAGGCATAGGATGGTGAATGGAGCTACTAGCCTCACTCATCGTCCTGGTGGCGCTGTCGATTGCGCTGCCGAAGCTCAGGAACACTAACCTACTCAAGCGCTTCAAGTGGGTAGCGATTACCCTGATTGTCGCCAACGAGATTAGAGGAATTGCGGTGGTTGCCACGATTGGCCCGCCGATCTTCAAGGCAATCTTTCACTAAGCACCAGACACCGCCCACCCTCCGGGAGCGGAAACGGAGGGGCGCAACAATGACCGACGTTCGCGAGCAGATCCTTTCGCTACTGGCGGAGGGGAAGAGCCTCGCATCAATCTGCCGGAATGAGGGGATGCCAAACAGGGCAACCGTCCAGCGTTGGCAGAATGACGATCCAGAGTTCGATGCGGCAGTTACGCACGCACGCGAGGAAGGCTTTCACCTGCTGGCCGAACTGGCCCGCGTGAATGCCCAGACCTGCGAGGACGCGGCGAAGGGGCGCTTAGCGTTCGATGCTGACCGCTGGTATCTCGGCAAGCTCTCGAATGCGTTCAGCGACAACAAGGCGCAGAAGCTAGAACATACCCACGACCTGTCTGACGAGGCCAAGGCGTGGCTCGGGCTGACTTCCTAAGTCTCTGCGCCAAGCGTTGGCCTGACAAGCTAACGCGGCTGCGGGACGGGTTCTACAAGATCAAGGACAAGGCGGGCAAAGAAGTCCCGTTCCGCATGAACGAGGATCAGGAGCGCTTCATCTCGGAGCGCCACGGCCTCGATATCGTTCTCAAGGCCCGCCAAAAGGGCTTCACGACCGTAATCCAGTTAGAGATGCTGGACGACTGCCTGTTCATCCCGAATACGTCTGCCGGCGTCATTGCTCACAACCTCCAGGATGCCGAGGCGTTCTTTGCCGACAAGATCAAGTTCGCTTACGACAAGCTGCCTGATGAGTTTCGGGCGGTAGTAAGCGCCACTAACGATACGGTTCGCAGCCTCAAGTTCAGCAACGGCTCTTCGATCAGGGTCGGCACGTCGCTTCGATCGGGAACGATCCAGCGGCTGCATGTGTCGGAATACGGCAAGCTCTGCGCGAAGTTTCCTGAGAAGGCGCGTGAGGTAAAGTCGGGCGCCTTCAACACCGTCGCGGTCGGGCAGAAGATCGTCGTCGAGTCCACCGCCGAGGGGCACGTTGGACACTTCTACGAGATGACCAAGGCGGCGCAGGATCGCCTAGCCAAGGGCGACGACCTGACGGAGATGGACTTCAAGTTCCATTTCGCGCCGTGGTGGACGAGTCCTGAATATGTGCTCGACGCCGATGTGGTCGAGACGACGGAGCAACAGGAGTATTTCGCCAAGCTCGAAGACAAGGGCATCACGCTAAGCCGCGAACAGCGCGCCTGGTATGTGAAGAAGTCTGAAGAGCAGGGCGAGGACATGAAGCGCGAATACCCCTCCACACCGGAGGAGGCGTTCGAGGCATCGATCGAGGGCGCATACTTTGCGACCGAGATGAGGAAGATGCGGGAACAGGGCCGCATCTGCCGCATCCCGATCCTCAGCAAGCCGGTGGACGTTTACTGGGATCTTGGCGTCGGTGACGCGATGGCCCTGACGTTCAAGCAGCAGCTCGGGGCCGAAGAGCGCGTCATCGATTACTACGAGAACAGCGGCGAGGGCTTCGAGCACTACGCTCGTGTCCTCAACGACAAGAAATACATCTACGGGCGTCACTTCTTCCCGCACGACGGCGATCACCGCTCGCTGGGAATGGTGGCGAAGACCAAGAAGGAATGGGCTGAAGAGGCCGGGATTAGCCCGATCACCATCGTTCCGAGGATCGCGACCGAGGCCGCCGGCATCGAGGCGTCACGCGCCTTCCTGCCGAGTGTCTGGATCGATGAAGAGCGCTGCGCTCGCCTGATCCAGTGCCTGGATAACTACCGCAAGGACTGGGACGACAAGCTGGGAACGTGGAAGTCCACGGCGCGGCATGACGGGTTCAGTCACGGATACAAATCGTTCGAGACGGCTGCTGTCGCGCCCAAGAGCGTGAAGATGAAGCCAATTAAATACTCAACCAAGGGGATCGTTTGATGGATGTCGATCCCGAACTGATTGCGTTCCTCCAGAGCGAGGAAGCGCGGGCTTACGACGGGATGCTGCTCGAAGAGGTCGAGGCAGCGATCAATTCCTACAACGGCGCCGAGTATGGCGACGAGGAAGAGGGGCGCTCGAAGGTCGTTGCCCGCGACGTGTCGGAAACCACCGACTACATGCTCACGTCAGTGCTGGATGCGTTCGTCGCATCGGGCCGCGTGGTCGAGTTCGAGCCGTCGAGCGAAGATGACGAAGACCTGGCCGACGACGTTACCGAGGCCATGCACTACATCTACCGGCGCAAGTCGGGTTATCGCCTGATCCACGATTGGGCGAAGGCGGGGCTTCTCGAGAAGATCGGCGTCGTGAAGTGCTGCGTCGAGCGCAAGAAGAAGCGCGTCGAAGCACTGTATCACCCAGCGG